ATCTCGTCGAAGCGTGCGCTCTCTTCCTCGTTAATAGCTCTCTTCTCTTCCTTGGCCTTAGCAAGGATCTGCTCCATTTCTGTCTGGAGCTCTGCTCTCTTCTCTTCTAACTCTTTTAACATTTTTTTAGATCCTCCTTGTTATGATCTTTTTACTGCAGCTAAGCGCTTTTCGTATGCTGCATAGTCTACTGGTATCGACGCGTGCGTCTGCACGGTCTCGGTGTGCCTTGTATCCACATACTGGGTACCGTCGTCGTAGGTGGTCTCCGTTACGCGGTCCACTACTTCCACGGTAGTCTCTGTATATGCTCTCGTCTCTGTAACGTCTTCCTCATCATCCGCCCGGACTTCTACCGAAGTAGCCGAGTATACCGGGTTTTTATTGATAATGAGCGATACTTCGTCGAGAATTAAACCAGAGATACGACGGAGTGGAAGCTTGTCGGCTCTCTGCTCCAGCTTATCCACGGGTTTGCGGAAGCCAAAAGACCAGCCCTTAATCTTACCGGCTTTAGCATCCGCTACTACTTCCTCGTCGGTCGTAGTTAAGTCGGCTCTCAGGCCTATAGCGTCCTCTGATAGCGAAAGATTATCTTTAGTACTTCCGATCACACGGTCATGGTCTACCATGAGCTCGATCTCCTCGGCACTGTCGATAGCTCGCTGGAAGACGCCCTGCTCGATAAGCTCGTTAACCTTACCGTACGGAGTGACTACAGCCCGGGACTCACGCTCTGCCACATTGACATAGCCCTCAATATGGACGGAGTTGTCTGCGCGTATTTCAACTTTCACCCTCATGCTCCTCCTTTCTCCAGAATATTTTTATCTTTATCCGGATCCGGCTCCGGTTCGTCCAGCGTATCGGCAGCAGGATCCAGCGGATCCGCTCCCTCTACTACGCCGGTCTGCGTTAGGTTGCCTTCCTGATCGGCAACGGTGCCGGTATTCGGTGTAAAGAACGTCTTATGCTCGGTATCGTAGATTACGTCACCGAGAGACATACCAATAACGTCCAGTCCGTCAATAGCTACCATGTTTTCCTTAGCGCGGATCTCGTTCTTCGTGATCCAGCCTGCCTCGACTGCTGCCTTATACGCGCTATATCTCTTCTCGAGATCGCCGCGCATAACCTCGGCCGTATCGAAGGCGAAAAAGTACGCGCCCTTTTCCTTCTCCAGAAGCAGGTCACGGTTAAACGACGTAACCATATCCTGGAGGATCGGGAGCACTGCCATTTTAATAGTTAAGTTGTACTCCTCGTCGGTAGCCTTATCGGACAGTACGGACGGACAGATCTTAAAGATACTGCAGATCTCTCTCCGGTTTGTCTCTTTATTCTCGTTAAGCTGCAGCTCTACGGAGCTACTGCTCGACTCCTGGAAGTCGAGACCGTCGTTAAGGATAACTACGTTCTCTTCGGAGTTACTGTATAATCGCTTCCACGCTGCCTTAAGCGCGTCGATAGCTTCCTGGGTGAGTCTCTTCTGGCTCTTAAGGAAGCCTTTTTTATTGCCGCCCTTACTTACCAGCAGATTTTCAAAAACCAGGCTGTTATAAGCCACGGCGAGTATCTTAGCGTTTTCCTCCGGAAGTCCTTTACCGGTGCAGCCGTCTGTCGTGGAGCGAAGGATCTTAAGAAACTGGTGCGGGTAATAAGTCTGCCCCAGGATATCCACCTTATAGCTCTTAAAGATCGGATCCGCATTTTTTAATACGCTGCGATCGGCGTGCGCTACATAGTTAAGCGATCGGACGTTACTACGGACCTTGTTAATGTAAATATAACCGGATCCATAGAGCAGATAGTCCTTAACCCAGGCGCCCTTAAGATCTGTCGCGCTTAACGTGTCCTTCGGATCATCATTAAGTAACCGGCAGCGCGGATCGTCTTCGATCTCTCTTATGATCTTCTTACCGTCGTCGTCCTTATCTACCTGGTAAAGCTTTACCGGTAGCATAGATATCGTATCTTTTAAGAAGTTCACACAACCGGCGAAGGCCGGGATCTGCATAGCCTGCTCCCCGGTTATAACGTCCTCGTCGCCCAGCAAGGCACGAAGCAGCACGTCGTCTACCGGAGGCGATAGCGCCGGTGTACTCTCTCCGCGCTTTTCTCTTCTAAAAAAGCCCATTTTCTAACAACCTCCTAATATTGCACGCCCCAGTCCTCAAAAATAATATCTTGCTGCAGCAGATACACGGCGTTAATAAGCGCCACCACCATATCCACCTTACCGCTAGATTTCTTTTTGTTAACGTACCGGTTCATGTTGGTATCATAGGTGCACCGAGCGTTCTCGAAGTTAATCTCGAGCAGCTTGTTATCGGTGTACCTAAACTTCCCGTCCAGGCATTTCTCAAAGAGTAGCTTAGTGGGCGGGTGTAAAGTATCGGAGTGCTGCCTGATCTGTACCGTCTGGTACTTCGTGTCCCATTTCTGGGCGGAGCTTATTGCATTGTACCGGTCGTAACCGATCGAGCTTATATACACACCGTACTTATCCTCGATATTAAATACAAAGTCCTCGATAACGGAGTAGTCCACTGTCATATCCCCGCAGGCTATACACTTCATGGCCTTAATAAATGCCCGGTAGTCTACCTTCTCAAAAGCACTCTTTTCGTCTATCCGGCCCTCCGGTATAAACGCCAGCACTTCCGCCAGGATATTGCCGTTATCGTCTGCCGAGGCCATAGCCACGGCGCAGTTATCGTTAGACATAGCCAGATCGACGCCGATATAAACCTCGCGGCCGTCCCAGTCTATGCTATCCACTTTACACTTAAGCACGTCCTCCATAGGGATATAGGCCTCGGTGCCTATGCCCTGGTAAATGATATTACAGTGCTTAGTTAAGAAGTTTTCGCGCAGGCTCTCGCGCAGGATCGCCTTATCGCGCTTACTTATAAGCTCTTCCCAGACTGTCTCTATCTCCTGGGCCAGCGGGTTAGCATCCCGGAGGATATCCAGGTTAGTCTCCCAGCCGGTAACCTCGTCCGGCTCATAGAGCAGAGCAAAGAGCTTATCGTCATTAACCACACCGTCCAGCACGGACTTAGCGTAGGCTACCTCGTCCTCCAGCGGGTTATTAACCGTCGGATACTTGGTAGAGATCACGAAGCCGAGCTTATTCTTAACCAAAAGCTGGCCGGATCTCATGGCCTCGACGGCGTAGGGGCTAGGGAGTGCCCCTACCTCGTCGGCTATAAAGACGGAGGGTTCTTTACCGTCTAATCTTGTCGTCGAATAGTTAAGCGGCACGTACTTGGTACGCGTCGGCTTATGTGTGATACTGTCCCGGAGGATCTTAAACTCGCCCTCCTCGAATATATCCAGGTTAGCGGTAATAAGTGGCTCCAGCGCTTCCTTAATCTCCTTCGCCAGAGCTCCGTCCGGAGCGACTGAAAAGAAGCGGCTATAAGCTGGCTCCAGATAAAACAGTATCAAAAAAAGAACAGCGACTACGAAAGTCTTACCGTTCTTACGTGCGACTTCGAGAAGTACCGACTCATACCGGCGCTTTTCCGGATCGTCCCGGTGCACCGTACAGATCGCTGCCGTGATAAGTAGCCACTGGTAACCGGCCAGCGCACTGTAAATACTCTTACCGGCTCGCGGGCCCTTTGCCATTTTAAGGCACTTAAGCAGCTTGTAGATCTTGTTAAGCAGCTTCTCGTTAATTATGTATTTTTTATTCTTACCGTCCCAGGTCTTAAGGAAGTCCTTACACTGGAGCTTTACATACCTGGGAGCGCGGACCTTACCCGCGGTCACCCTCTCCGCGTATTCTACCGCAGGGTGCTTACCGGGCCTACTCTTCGTCCTCGGCATTTATAAGATCCATGAGCGTCTTCTTTTTCGGCTCCTGAGATTTAGCTGCCGAGATCGACAGCTTCGCGCGTGCCTGCGGAGAGAGACACAACTCGTTACAGCAGCGGAAAAACTCAGAGGACGCCTGCGTCTGCGCCAGCCTAAAAGAGTTATCAAAGAGCAGATCCGGATCTTTGGCTGCTCTCTGATCCATATACTTAAGTCTATCGATAGTGACTGCTGCCCTGGATAAGATAAATACGTCGATCTGTCCGAGCAGGTTAGACTCTTCCAGCTGTCCCAGTATAAAGTTATAGACTTCGACCTGGCTCTTCGTGAGATACGGAGGCGGTGTTAAGTCGTCGCCACCCTTAAGAGCCTTCTCGACTTTGGTCCTCGCTTCCTTCTCTGCCTTAGTGATCTGCCCCGTTTTGGTAGTCACTGATTTAGCCGGACGTGCCATATAATCACCTCTTCCTGCTTTGATCGTGCAGTAAACCTGCACTACGGGCGTATCCGGAGCCCATTTTTAACATTTTTCTTAAAAAGAGG